AGAACAACAAGAATCTTAAAATAAATTATTAAATTTGTATAATATGGATATTTCGCAAAAAATATTAAGTGACATTACTGTCTTTATGAAATACGCTAAGTTTCAACCTGAATTAAACAGAAGAGAGACTTGGGAAGAGTTGGTAACACGTAACAAAGAGATGCACCAAAGAAAGTACCCGCACATCAAAGATGAAATAGATGAGGTGTATAAAATGGTGTATGACAAGAAAGTTTTACCATCTATGAGATCATTACAATTCGGTGGTAAGCCAATTGAAATCTCACCAAACAGAGTCTACAATTGTGCATATATGCCAATCGACCACGTAGATGCATTTTCTGAAACAATGTTTTTACTTTTAGGTGGAACAGGAGTTGGGTACTCAGTTCAAAAACACCACGTTGAAAAACTACCAGAAATAAAAAAACCAAATCCTGAAAGAACAAGACGATACCTAATCGGTGACTCAATTGAAGGATGGGCAGACGCCATTAAAGTATTAATGGAATCGTATTTAGGATACAAATCATCAACACCGATATTTGACTTTTCAGATATTAGACACAAAGGTGCAAACCTTGTAACATCAGGAGGTAAGGCTCCTGGGCCTCAACCACTAAAAGATTGTATTCACCACATTACAAAAGTTTTAGATAACAAAAAAGATGGTGAAAGATTATCACCAATTGAAACTCACGATATTGTTTGTCATATTGCAGATGCAGTACTTGCGGGAGGTATCAGAAGAGCAGCACTTATCTCATTATTTAGTGCTGATGATGAAGAAATGATTTCTTGTAAGTCAGGAAGTTGGTGGGAACAAAATGCACAAAGAGGTAGAGCAAATAACTCGGCAGTACTTCTTCGTCACAAAATCACAAAAGAATTCTTTATGGATCTTTGGAAACGTATTGAGTTGTCAGGTGCAGGAGAACCAGGAATTTATTTATCTAACGATAAAGATTGGGGAACAAACCCTTGTTGTGAAATCGCACTAAGACCATTTCAGTTCTGTAACTTATGTGAGGTAAATGCTTCTGATATCGAATCACAAGAAGACTTTGATAAAAGAGTTAGGGCAGCCTCTTTCATTGGTACACTACAAGCAGGATACACAGACTTCCATTATTTAAGAGATATTTGGAAAAGAACAACTGAAAAAGACGCACTTATTGGTGTTGGTATGACAGGAATTGGTTCAGGGGTTGTGTTGGGTTATGATATGAAAAAAGCGGCTAAGATGGTTAAAGAAGAAAACGAAAGAGTCGCTGGTCTTATTGGAATCAACAAATCTGCAAGAACAACAACAGTTAAACCATCGGGCACCTCATCATTGGTATTGGGAACATCATCAGGTATTCACGCTTGGCACAATGATTATTACCTAAGAAGAATCCGTGTAGGAAAAAATGAATCAATTTATTCATACCTTGCAATTAATCACCCTGAATTAATTGAAGACGAATACTTTAGACCACATGATACTGCGGTAATCACTATTCCACAAAGAGCGCCTGAAGGATCAATCGTAAGACATGAATCGGTATTTCAGATGTTAGAAAGAGTTAAAAAAGTTTCACAAGAATGGATTAAACCTGGCCATAGAAACGGACAAAATACTCACAACGTATCGGCAACAGTATCAATTAAAGAAGATGAATGGGAATTAGTTGGTGAGTGGATGTGGAATAATAGAGATTTCTATAATGGACTTTCAGTACTACCATACAATGGAGGAACATATACTCAAGCACCTTTTGAAGATTGTACAAAAGAAGATTTTGAAAGATTAGTAAAATCATTAACAGATGTTGATCTTACAAAAGTAATCGAGTTACAAGATAACACTGACCTTAGAGGTGAAGCAGCATGTGCTGGAGGGGCTTGTGAAATAGTATAAGTCATGAAAGTAACATGGGGTAACGATATAACGCTAACATACCAAGTTTTGTTAGCGTTTTATAATCTTAGAAAGAATAATTAAAATGAACGTAGGCGCATCAAAAGATTGGATACAACAACAATATGTTAGAGAGTTCGGTCCAAAACTCCAACCAACTGAATTTTATTATGATAGCCAAGGTAGAATGGTTATGACAGAAGAATACCACAAAAGACGAGGTAGATGTTGTGGTAATGGATGCTTACATTGTCCATATGAACCAAGACACGAAAGAGGAAATACAAACCTACAAGAAAAATCACTGAGTAATCAGTGATTTTTTTTATTTATATAAAATTATACCACATTATATTTATTAGATATGGCAGATGGTATTTCTTATGGTATTAATTTTCCTTTCAGACAAAGTCAGAAAGGAACATACTTAAATGTAACCGAAGAAACTGGTGATGAAATAAGGGCAAACTTAATTCATCTTCTTTTAACAAGAAAGGGTTATAGATATTATTTACCTGATTTTGGAACAAGACTATACGAATATATATTTGAACCTTTAGATGGGCAAACTTTCGATACAATAAGGGCTGAAATAGAAGAGTCAGTTGCGAAATATATCCCAAACCTTACTATAGAAAATATTACGATTGAACCTTATATTGAATCAGAAATATCATTAGGTGAGTTACCATCAGAACAATTTGATATACCAGTATATAGAGTACCTGGTACTAATACAGAAGAATACACTGCAAAAGTAAAAATAGAATACACTGACGATAATAGTGCTTTTGGTTCTAGAGAATTTGTAATTATTAATTTATAAAATTATGGCAAATAAAAAAATATCATACACTGAAAGAGATTTTGAAGGAATAAGAAGAGACCTAATAAATTTCACACAACAATATTACCCTGAGCTTATTCAGAACTTTAATGACGCCTCAGTATTTTCTGTATTAATGGATTTAAATGCTGCGGTTGCCGATAATTTAAACTATCATATAGATAGAAGTGTTCAAGAAACGGTTTTACAATACGCCCAACAACGTTCTTCAGTTTTTAATATTGCCAGAACATATGGGTTAAAAATACCAGGTTATAGACCTTCAGTTGCTGTTGTTGATATTTCTATCACTGTAGATGCTCTTGGTGCTAACGAAGACACTAGATATCTAGGTATTTTAAGGGCTGGCGCACAATTTAACGGAGGAGGAACTACGTTTGAAACCATTTATGATATTGACTTTTCTAGTCAGTTTAATAGAGAAGGGTTTATCAATAGAACCAAAGTTCCAGTTTTTGATCAAAATAACAGACTAACAAATTATATTATAACCAAAAGAGAGGTTGTTGTTAATGGAACAACAAAAGTTTTTAAAAGAGTTATAAATTCTTCAGATGTTGCACCATTCTTCAATTTTTTCTTACCTGAAAAAAATGTTTTGGGGGTATCATCGATAATACAAAAAGACGGAACAACCTACACTAACACACCATCTTACAGTGATTTTAATGGATCAAATGATAGATGGTATGAAGTTGATTCGTTGGTTGAAGACACAGTATTTATTGAAGATCCGACTAAACCTGTAGATTCTGCGGGAGTAAAAGTTGGTAAATATTTAAAAACGGATAATCGATTTATAACTGAATACACACCAGAAGGTTTCTTAAAGATACAATTTGGTGCAGCCACCACTACACCCGACGATCAATTAAGAAGTTTTACAAGAACTGGTGTACCTTTAAATTTAGCTAACTATCAAAATAATATTGGATTAGGTAAGACAGTTCAACCAAATACAACAATTTTCGTTCAATACCGAATTGGTGGCGGGTTAGCGTCAAATATAGGTGTTGGTGCTATTACACAAGTGGGGGTTATTGATTTTGTGGTAAATGGGCCATCAGAACAAAAAAATACGGATGTCGTCCAATCTTTAACAATTACTAATGTTACCGCGGCAATTGGGGGAGCCAACCAACCAACACTAGAAGAGGTTAGAAACATGGTTTCATTTAACTTCTCAGCACAAAAAAGAGCGGTAACCATTAATGACTACAAATCTTTAATCGATACGATGCCAGGAAATTTTGGAGCACCGGCAAAAGTATCTATCAGTGAAGTTGATAATAAAATTTCAATTAAAATTCTTTCATATGATGATACCGGTGTCTTAACACAAACGGTTTCTAACAATTTAAAAACAAACTTAGCAACATACCTTTCTAAATATAGAATGATAAATGACTATATTTCTATTGAGGTTGCTAAAGTAATAGATTTAGAATTTGAAGTTTTTGTGGTTTTAGATAACCCTGGTAGTCAGGCAGAAGTAATTACACAGATAATAAATAATATAAGTGATTACATGTCTCCACAAAGTAGAGAGTTAGGTCAAAATGTTAATATTGCAGATATAAAAAGAAACATCCAAGATATTGGAGGCGTTAACACGATTACAGAAATACGAGTTTATAACAAAATCGGTGGGCAGTACTCTTCTTCCGAAACATCCCAAAGATATATAGATCCTGTTACAAAACAAATAGAATTAATAGACGAGACTATATATGCTGAACCCGATCAAATATATCAAGTAAGGTTTTCAAATAAAGACATTAAAGTAAGAGTAAAAAATCTTTCTACAGTAGACTTCGGCTAAGATTATTTATTTTGGTTTATTTAATCGTATTATAAAAATACGTAAAATAACTATTTATCACTAAAGAAGAATATGTCTAAAAGCTATAGATTTAGAACAAACTTAAACCAAGATAGAGAAGTAAGACTTAATATTGAACAAGATTTTGATATGATTGAAGTCTTGTCTTTAAAACTTAAACAATCTGATGTTTATACAAGGTTCTGTGCCGATTATGGTGTGGTGGCAGGTAGAGTCATTGTTAATGGTGGGTACGGAGTACCAAACGTAAACATTTCCATTTTTGTACCATTAACCGCACAAGATGAATTAGACCCCGTAATCTCAACATTATACCCATATAAAAGAGTTGATCAAAAAAACGAAGACGGGTATAGGTACAATCTTCTACCTTATAAGTCTGAGTATGGGGGACACACACCTACAGGAACGTTTCCTGACATTCAAGACGTTTTAGAAAGACAAGAAGTCTTAGAGATTTATGAAAAATACTATAAGTATACAGTAAAAACAAATGAGAGTGGTGACTTTATGATTGTTGGCGTCCCTTTAGGGATGCAAGTTATAGTAATGGATATGGACTTATCAAACATTGGTTGTTTTTCTCTTAGACCATCAGACTTAGTTAGAATGGGTATGGGTGCGGAATCACAGTTTGACGGTTCTCAATTTAGGTCTTCAGAAAATATAGAATCACTTCCACAAATTATAAACATAAACAAAGATATCGAAGTTAGTTCTTTTTGGGGTGAAACTGATATATGTAATGTCGGTATTACAAGAGTTGATTTTGATTTAAGAGATCAGGGTATAACCATAGAACCACAAGCGGTATTCATGGGATCTATGTTCTCAACATCTGAAGAAGATTCTTTAGGGACTAATTGTAAACCAAAATTTGATTCAGGTAACTTGTGTGATTTAGTCAGTGCCCCTGGTAAAATTTTAGCAATAAGGCAAACCATTTACACCGATAGTTTAGGTCTACCAATATTAGAGGAATATAAACTACCTGAAGGAGGTAATGTAATAGATGGGGATGGTACATGGCTAATAGAGGTTCCAATGAACTTAGATTACGTATCAACAAATGAATTTGGGGAACAAGTAATATCTAACGACCCTAAAGTTGGGGTACCGACAAAAGGAAAATATAGGTTTAAAATACAGTATCAAAATGAGGGCGGAGTAAATTCACAAGTTATAAGAGCGGATTACTTAGTGCCAAACATTAAAGAATATGGATGGAGAAATCAAAACGGTGCTGCAGAAAATGGGCCTACCGATTTAGACTTACAAAGAAATTCATATGCGTTTAGTACTGATTGGCAAGATTATGGGGAATTAGATCCTGTTACTGGAGATTTCACCACTTTAGGGCAACAAATGGTCACAGAAGCAATAAACTGTGATGATAGATTTTTTGAATTTAATTTTAATAGAGTTTATACTGTAAGTAGTTTTATTGATAGATGGAAATGGGGGTATAATAGGGCCAGACATTTAGGGATAAAAGAGATAACTGATAGGACTTGTACCACAACAACAAATAGGTTACCTGTGAATGATGGGGTTAGAAACTTTGATTTAATATTTTTCCTATTTCAAATATTAATGATTTTATTTGCAGTTGTTTTTGTGATAATAATTGTGATTTATCATATAATTATTTTTTTATATCTAAAAATAATTGAAATAGTTAATGGGTTTATAAGATTTGCCAATAGGATAATATTACGTATTTGTAGAGCAATTAATAGAATAAAAAGTTGGTTAAACTGGAGTCAAGATAATTGTGAAGATAAACTAATTGCTGAAGTAAGTGCAAGGACTTTTCCTAGATTATTTTTACCAATGCAGTCGTATCCTGATTGTGAGGCTTGTAATTGTGAAAATATTCAAACAGCTACAGTTGACGCGGATAAAGATTTAACTTTAGATAGGATAAATGAAAGCCTTTTAGTTGATTGTAATAGTATTGAAAGTTGGTTATGGAAAGAAAGCGGAGAATGGTCAGTATTCCAATCATACTGTAGCCAATTCCCAGAAGGGTGTGATGTCACGGAAGACACATTTTATTACGCAATAAACCAAGGGTTTGCTGGCTTTTCAGGACCACAAACAGAGGGTAGAGAAAAAATACAAAGAATACCAATTACAACTTGGATGTCTCAAGATTCGAGAGTTGGTTCACAGTCATATACTGTTTCATGGGCACAAATTCTTAATATGATGAATGCTAGGATAAGGTATTTTGAAAATTTATCAGTAATTGAAACAACAGTAAAAAACAAAGATTTTAATAATGTTGAAGTTGTTTCAGACACATTTACTGACCAACCATTTATTTTGGTTGCCGATCAAGGAACATTAAGTCAGTTAGGTGGTTCAGGTTCAATAGTAACCTTTAATGATATAACACAAATAAATGACCCTAATTTGACAGGATCAACACTTAATCAGTTTGGTAGAAAATCAGTTACAGGTACAACCGATTTTAATACAACATCATTAGTTCAAACACAAGTAAAATATGCAAAAAATGATTATGGTCAAGACCAAGAATTGACCGCTAATTTATATCTTAAACTAACAGGATCAACACAGTCATATAATTTCCCTGCAGGTACAGAATATTTTCAAGTAATTACAGGTGGTACTTTATCTAATTTTAAAAATTTACTTGTCGGTGAATCGTGGGAGTCATTCATATCGCTATACGTTTATGCGGGTAATATGAAATTTAGATGGGGTAAAGGATGGGGAAAATCTGTTGCCTTTGGTCAAGCACCTAACGGACCAGTTAATAGTACGACAGTTACCCCAAACGGTGATATTATTTTAGGGGGTAATTTTAATAAATATGGAACAACCTACTCTAGAAAAATTGTTAAAATAAGTAGTGATACAGGAAATATTATTCCATTTACTCAGAATCAAAACTCAACAGGTGGATTTAACGGTAATGTAAATGTTGTATTTAATACTTCCACGGATGAAACTTTTGTTGGGGGGGTATTTTCACAATACGGATCAACAAGTGCACCAATAACAAATTGTATTATTAAATTAGATAATAATGGACAGGTAAACTCAACATTTAATACAAACTCAAACGGTGGGTTTACGTCGAGTTTTGGTTATGAATTCGTTAGTGATATAAAACAACAGGCAGATTTATCAATAATTGTTTCTGGTCGATTTAACAAATATGCTGGTTCATTTCTTCCTTCAAATAGAAGAAATATTGCTAGACTTTTTCCTGACGGAACAATAGACACAACTTTTACTGCCACAACTTTAAATCCAATTGAAAATGATATTATTTATAATAAAATAGCAATAGACCAAAACCCATTAAGTCCGCATTACCAAAAAATTTATGTTGCAGCATCGGATGCCTTCCTTACACAAAATGTTTTATTTAGATTAAATACTGATGGTAGTTTAGATAGTACTTTTGATGCTAATTTTGGTAATACACCTGATATTGGTGATATAGTTGTTGATTCTAATGGGAAGATATTGTTAGGTATTAAAGGTTCTGCAATTATTAATAATACTACCGTTAAAGGTATTTTAAGACTTAATGACGACGGATCTATTGATACGTCATTTAATAACGGAGCTCAAGGGATAACATCAAGTAGTTCAGGGATTAATGTTATTAATTTAAGACCTGACGGAACAATTTATATTGGTGGTTATGGAACTCTAACATATAATGGTACAGCTAGAAAGGGAGTGTTAAAATTAAATCCTGACGGTACTTTAGATGGTGTATTTAATATTGGTTCTTTTGATGGGGGTTACTTAGGAAAGGCAAATGCTATAAGTGTTTTACAAAATGGGGATATTTTAATTGGAGGTGATTTTTCCGCTAATCTTGGGAATGCAGCACAACCAGGATGGAGAAATAATTTAAGATTAGTAGACCCTAATACAGGACAAGTTTCTGACGCTTTTAATTTTACCAACCCTAACCCCGCACCATTATCATCTTGGAGACCAGTTGCTAGAGGTTATAACGTTTATGTGGAACAAGTGTTCAGTAATTTCAATAATCTGGATTTAATAATATTAACAAGAGGTGTTGACCCATACACACCAAAACAAACAATAGAATATGATATTTCAAGATTATTTAATGCTGATTACGGGACATACAAAGTTAAAGGTGAATATTATTTAAATGTTCCAATACAAAAAAACTCAACTAACGTACAAAATACTTGGAGTATACCTGGAGTAGCTCAAGGAACTTGGAGAAATAATCACCTTACCCCCGTAAGTCATGACATTCAGTTTAATACGGACCCAAGATTATATCATAAAACGTTTAATAATTTTAATATACCACAAATTAAATGGTCTGCATTTACAAATAACTCAGTTAAGTATTATACATCAACAGATAAATCTAGAAGTACACATAAGGCATATAGTGATGATGCGTTTACAATTGCGAAATTCAGTAATAATGGTATTGACTGTGGTGTAAGATATGCCGGAGTAGATGGGTTTTCTACTTTAGGTTTTAGTTGGTCTACTGGCGATCCTTTGGACGGTTCGCAGTATAACAATACAATACCGAATGGACCATATGTTAATAATGTGGTTTATGGTCAAGGTATTATTGAAGGGATATCTTTTATGGGTTCTAATATAACACCTGGAGAAGTAATTGATATTTTATCACCTAATAGTTTTGCAAGAGTATATGCTCCGTCGTATCATTTAGAAAATACCCAAGATGTTTTAATGTTAAATAAAGGACGTTTAGTTTTAAGGAGTGACCGTTTACCTGTCTCATCTAGCCCAACTGTTGTTGGTAATACATCACTTCCATTATTTTTAAATGATACTTTTTATGTTGCTAGAGTTTCACCCACAGGTAATGTTCAGGAACTTAATGTCACAATAAATCAAGATATAAGTAATGCTAATACACAAGATTTTTCAGGGGACACCCCAAGCGCTGTTTCAGATGCTATTATTAATAGTTTGAGTTGTGAGGGATTAACGTTGTTATCTTGTTATAGTGGTACTGGTGCCGATTTTGGTGTTGTAAAACCATGTCCGGCAAATCAGGATAGTAGTTTAACCACACAAAGAGTAATCGGAGGTTGTTACTATTTTGTACAAGCACCTTATGCTGCCGCAGATTCTATTAATAAAGACATTGCAAACTTTACCGAATGGAGAGCAAGATTCACGTTGGTTTTTGCTGCGTGTAGAGGAGTTATTGGTCACGTATTTCAAAATAATTGGGTTAATGGATCTTTATATTCTTTTGGGTTTAAAAAGAAAAATATTTTTGATTCACAGGGTGAGTTAAAAAAATATTCATACTGCGGTTCTGTAGATGGATTGATAAATCCAGCAAGACAGTACCAAGGGCCAATCTATTTTGATGATACTAAAAATACTTTTTTATATAGGTGCACACCGTATGAACACCAAACAAATCAGTTTATTGGGCAAAAACCACGTTATAGAGAGTTATTTGGTGCGGGGCAATGGATTTCTGCTAAATTTGAAGGGATGAACAAAAGAAATATTTTTTACCCAACAACTATGATGGACTTAGGACCAAGAGATGAATTTGCAAAAGAAATATGTTTTAATCCTCAATTAGACGGTTATTTAGTTGAAACCTTACAAAGCACTTCATTTAATGATACAAGTGATGTTTTATTATTTTTTATTTTATCTAGACTTTTGAACAGTGATTTAGGTAATTTATTGACCGCAGGAAACAAACAATTAAAGGCATTATTTAGTAGGTCTGAAGATAGATTAGATGGTGATGCCACACAATTATTTAGTATAAATTCAGAGTACGGAATTGTACCATTTAATGATGATAACTATAATGATGATGATGTTTTTCTTTTTAGTGCCGTAAATTCCCAAGGACAAGTGGGACCTACTATCGGTTTATATTTTTCATCTGATACGCAAAATAGAATTCTTTTAACACCAGGTATTAAAACATACGGAACGGTATTGATAAATAACGGTTACCCAAAAACTCAAGTAGTACCAATGTATAAATGGAAATACGACACAACATCAAATATGTTTGGTAGTGAATTGAATGATTGGGATACTGATTTAGAAAACGGAGGGTTTTATCAGACCCCATACCAAAAAATGAAATTAGATACGACAGACTATTTTCAACCACAAAATGGTACAGGGCCATTCAACGGAGCAACTGGTTATATAATAAATTATGATAGTAACGGAAACCCTAATCAAAATATATTAGAGTTTCCACCCAATCAATCTAGTAAGTTTGTTGTCGGCGCACCGTATCATTTTTATTTTGGATTAGGAAAAGGTAGAACCGCGATGAATAGATATATAACTAAATATATTATAGGGTAATTATGAGAAAACAAGATGATATAAGAATTGTTTTAGGAAATAAGAGATATGCAGGATCCTCAAATCAGCCCGTTCAAATACAATTACCATTAAAAGGGGATAGTAGAAATTTCATACAGGGTGATCGAACAACTTTAGTTGACTTACAAGATATATTTGAAAATGAAAGACAGAGATCGACGACTTTTAGAATTGCCGGTAAAATTGTAAACATATTTAATAATAGTGTTTCAGGTAGAACTAACTACACACCTTTCAAAAATAGTTTGTATTATATTAATCCACAAGAATCCATTTCTACAGGTGTTTGGCAAGGATATCCACCATACCAAGAATTTGAGTTCATTAGAGAAGGTATGATTGAAAACCACATTCCATTTATTTCTAAAAGTTCAACAACGTATAATTGGTCAATATATTCCTCATATGCGTTTAGTAGTACTACGGATCAAACCATGTCTTATACGAGTGAAAAATTTAATGTAACAAACACAAACTTTCAAGTACATGAAGGAATTCCTTTTGTTATTGATACAGGAACATTCAATGGAAAAGACTTGGTTTATTTTTATTGTGCGACTGATCATAATTTAACACCTGGTCAATACGTAAAACTTAATATAACTATAAATAATAAAAATGTCTTTCAAGTATATGATGTTGGTGACGGTACATATGGAACAGAAAAAAATGTCTTTTCAATTTATGATTTAAAATTTGATCCGGCAGATATAGTTGCAGGCACTTACGGTAACTTCAAAAGAATAATAACTTTGAGTAATAGTGGTGAGAGTGAATCTAAATACTATATTAGATTACATAAAATATTATCGGCACAAGATGAAACATTTCTAACAAAGATGGCTTTTGAGAATAATCCATTCCCAATAGAAAAAAAGTTAGAGTATGCTAACTTAACACCAAACAATGTTCAAAGGGTTTCGGTTAAAGATGGTAGACAATCATATGGGTTTACAATTAATAAAGATCTTAGTGTAGAAAATCTAATAGATAATAATGGTAAACCAATAACTGAATTTTTTATAACAATAATAAATAAAGGTTATGGTGGTTGGTTTAATAAACCTTCATTAAACAGTACAAGTGCGATTGATATCGGTTGGAAATTTAACTTTTCAAAAGACGTGAATAACCAATGGTGGAGACATGACTCGTCAGTCAATAAAGATAATATTCCTTTTGACACATACCAAGTAGGGGGTCAAGATTTTTTTTATAACCAAACACCAAATGTTGGAGATGTTTTAAAAGGTGATTTTTGCGAGTATAATGATATTGAACAAAAAGAGTATGTTTTATCCGACATTTACCATAAGTATAGTTTTAATACTAATCTTTTTTCAAATAGCCAATTAAATCAAAACTCTACCGCAGGTGGTGGTAATTTATTTAATGATCCCGAAATACATGAAGGGTACATATATAGACCACACTACCCAATACCCATTAGGGTTTTTAGTGACTATATAGAAAGTACTGGTTTGGAACAAGTAAGTAATACCCCATTTTATTCGTACTACTCAAATGAAACACAACAATTTATATGGAGAGATTTGTATACTTATGGATATATAGATAGTGATGGTATTGGAATTAACCATCCTTTTATAAATGGTGCTCACTATCCGTTTAAAGAGATTATATTTTTACAATACCCTATTGCTAGAAGTTCAAATGGTATGGTAGGAGATACAACAATAATAAATCAACCAACAAACGATAACTGTGAATAATAACTATTTTAGAAAAATTCAAACAGTTAATGAACAATACATTAACATTCCAATCGAGATAAAATTTGATATGGAAGGTAGAGAAGACCTTATTAATGAATGGGAAAATGATGTTATCGAAGAAATTATCAACCCAATCAACGATTTTGAAATTACAAAGTTTGCACACAAAGAATATTATGTAAATAATGTAATGAGAACCGACATAAATTACGAATTCTTTTTTTTTGATTACCTTACCCAACCATTATCCGCAACTTTATCTAATTGGGCCACAGATTATGAAAATGCATCTTTTACTGATACAGAAATTTATTATTTTGCAAACTCATTTAAAGGTAGTTTTTTCAAGTTAGATTTTTATGATACTAACATAACTGAAAGTCAAACAATCTTACTTAGTGTGATAATACCAACACAACAAGGACTAAAAGAACCCGGAACAATAGGGCCACCATTAAATCAAACACAGGTTGAGGTTAAAAAACCAAAATTTTTATTAGATTATTCAGGAGCAGATAAAGAAGGGTTTTTCATTTACTGGTTAAAAGATAGAACTTATATTGATAGAAATGAATTTTACGTTAGTGCTAAGTTCTTTAATGCAAAAAAGGGACAATTTATAAGATTGATTAACACGCCACAATCAACATTTAATGGGGAAAATAGATTTAATATTGATAAGAGCGAATACTTTTATTACAAATACCAATTAAATTATCAAACAAATCAATATGAGGTTTATGAATATGATAATGGTGTAGGTAATTTACAAAGAATAGGGACAACAAATCCCATAAAATGGTATGAATATGTAAACCCATAATGGAATCAGAAAGAATAAATTACGTAATTTCTCCTGAAGTATTGAATAGAGATCTATTCGAATTAAATTATGATGGTAATACTTTTGGGTTATACTCAGGAATGAGTCAAGTGTTATCAAGTGGGGTTAACGGTAGTTCGTTACTTACGGGTTTAACCATACCTATTTTATTTACCTATTCATTTAATGATTTAGGTTTTTACGATGAATTCGATGGGTTTATCGACCAACAAGATACTATCAATAATTTTTATATTTCAGGAAATTCAATACAACCGTATCAAGTGACAATATATAATACGGCCGGTTTTGGAGTAAACAACTATTTGGCCCTTTCAAATTATTCAATCGATTGGGGTGACGGGGCTAATACAAGTACTGTGAATATAAAAGAGAATACACAAGTACATACTTATTCACAAGTACCCCAAGAGTATTCAATAAAAATGACTCAAAATAATATTTGGGGAACTACTGAAATTATTAAAAAAATAACATTACCGTTTACAGGTGTAACAGTAGATAATCAATTAGGGACGGTCACTTTTACACAACAAGGGGGTAAATGGTCAGGTATACCAATAAATTATAACTACATTTTTACAGGCGACAGTAATAGTAATTTAAGTTCATATTATTCAAGCAATTACACACAAGTCCCATTTATTGTGTCGGGATTCACCAACTCTAAATTAAATACATTAAGGAGATGGGGGCCACAATCATTTACTGTTGGTTATGTGATGAATTTAGGTAAAGAATCTATTGGTTATGTTGATGAAATTACATCAGAATACACTTCCTATACTATAAACAACATATCTTATTTTGATTTCAATAATGGAAAAACTATATATTTTGTTAATTCATCAGGATTCACATCAGATAATTTAATAATCTCAGGACTTACTAAAAATGAATTACTTTTAGATTTTGTTTTTGATCCTGAAATAAGATCCGATGTATATGTTGAGAGAGGTAAATATTCTGGGTATGAACAATTACAAAGACTAGGTGAAGTCGATAATATGGGCGATTTAGTAAGGTACGGATATGGATTTTTCAAAATAAACACAGTGTAAAAACCTCAATAAACTCTATTTATAAATAAAAAATTATGGCATTAGGTTCATATGGTATTGTAAGGCCAGCAGATGTTTCACCACAGGACGTGGAGATACTATTAAATTATACACCATCAAGGGATGTAACAAACGAGTTTGTGTTAAAAAAATTAGATGCTGCAAGTATTCTAACACCATATTTTCACAATAATGATACTGGTGGTAACGCAAATATAGAAATTTTAGGGGGACTTTATAACTTAAAATTACCGGCCACCGAATTTAATAAATTAGGTGTTTATACATTATATATAAGACCTGCAGAAATAAGAACAACCATTGAAGATTGTGGAGTTTTATCAGCATTACCAACAATTAAAGGTATCGTTATAAATAAAAATCAAATCCCACAACAATTTAGAAATAAATTTACAAATCAAGGTTTGGTTGGTTATAGAATTGAGTATTTAAACTCCGACGGAACAAAGATACCAAACTTTTTTAGAATAGTCACTTCATCATTTTTTTGTGAACCGATTATTACCGATCAAGTTAATACGTCACAAAAAGTCATTAGATATAGGTATTTAGAAAATGCTAGTGATTTATTGTTTTTAACACTTTCACCATCATCTGCACCTACAAATAAACCAAACGCAACACCTTTTATTGGTCAACCAAATCAAAGTATAATTATAACAAATACTTTCTTTAATCCGATTACTTTAGACATTCAAATGGCCGAACACGACATAGACACACTGGCAATTGCTCTTTATGGTAATCAGACAAAAAGTATGGAAGATGGTATATACACATTATATGATAGTGCAAATAATATCTATAAACAGTATAACCTATTTGAGGTTAGGGATAACTTTAATGAATTACTTTATGAAGTAAGACAAGATAGAGGAACTAACATAGACTTTAGTAAAAACTTTACAAATATTATTAGTTAATGACAAAAACTAAATTTATATGTCCACCACCGGCCGCAGTAGGTACGAGTACATTTTCTGACAACTTAGTAGGATTACAATTAGTCGGAGGAGGGGGTCTTACGCTAGGTAATTTTCAGTTTACCACCGCAATAGGTGGGAAAAACGATAGGAGTTTTACCACCGGAGTTTTTTCTGACCCGTTTAACTTAGAAACACTTAAAATACCAACTATAGAGCAGGCTAAGTTTTTAGTTCAAAAAAATTTCCAAGTTTACCCTAATTTTGACCTTTCTCAAATAACTAGTTTTTCATTGTATGGTTCATTACAAAAAAGACTATCCACTTCTATTACAAAAATTATAAATTATTTTCCCGCCGGTATACAAGTTAATTCAAGAAACCTAATATTACAAACGGGAAATACCGCATATAATATTGTTTATGACAGAACAGAAGATGAAACAACATTTGATGTTCCCGTTTATCTCCTTAACAACCCATTTGATATTGATTATTCAGTAAACGCGGCAATCAATATAGAAAATAGACCTATGAAAGTTTCTAAGTATAGAAATTTGACCGGAACCTTCCAAAGTTATGCACTTTACTTTGGTAATTTAAATACAGAATATCAAGTGGTTGATTTTGAACCTTCTAGTACTTTAACTGGTGGTAGCATAACATTAACAGTTAAAGGTAGACCGTTCACATCAACAACAACAACCTCAACATTTTTGTTGAAACCAAATAATTTAAAAACAGAAGAAATTTTTAAAGACGATTTTGATGAAGTGGAGGATTTTCTTTTAAATAGAAGTAAAAGCCCAATTTACACAACAACTTTTAAATATCCTGATTACGATTCTAATGGGGATTATGTGATGTTTGTAAAAGACATAACATGGTCTTTAGATGGTTTTTGGAATTTAGATATAAGAACAAATACTTTTGATGGGTACCTTCAAAAAATAAATGATATTGCTGAAAAATTAGATGATTATAAAACAAATCTATTAAGTAGATTTTTAATTTCAGGTTCTATAAAAGAGTTTGATACTCCTGATCAGAAAGTAGAAAAAGTGTTACAACTATATGGTAGAAGTTTTGATGAGGTTAAAAAGTTTATTGATTCATTATCTTTTATGACCTCTGTTAATTATAGAGTCGGTAACGATATACCATCACAACTTTTACAAAATTTAGCACAAACTTTAGGAATAAATACTAATATTTCACCAATAACAAATGATGATCTTTTAGAAACATTATTTACCACAACAAATCAAGTAATTTATCCGGGACAATCAAAACAGGATACGCCTGCAGAATTAAACTATCAATATTACAGAAATATTATTTTAAACGCAGCAACACTTTTCAGATCAAAAGGAACAAGAAGATCGATAGAATATATTTTAAGAATGGTTGGTGCCCCTGAAGCTTTAATCGAATTTAATGAATACATATACATAGCGGATCAAAAAATTTCACTTGACGATTTTTATGAACAATATGCTGAATTTTCAGGAGGAACGCAATATGTCTCTCAACCATCTTATTTAACAACTGAATTATTTAAAATACAAGGGGTACAATACACTGGGTTTACAACGACAGGTGTTTTAAGACAAACTAACTTGGATTTAATTTACTACCCGATAAACCTAAATAATGGTTACCCAGAAAGACCTGTTTATACCGACGACTATTTTTATCAAAAAGGTGCAGGTTGGTTTGAAGTAACTCCTGATCATAGGTCAAGTGAGTTTATAAATACTGAACTATCAAACTTTGATGTGGTTCCAGCAATTATTAAGACATCCTTAAAACCATTCACATATGGTGAAGATTATCTAAATAGATATAGACAATTTCCATTTATGTCTTTAGGTTACGGGATAACTAAAACAATAGATAATAAAAAATCTTGGGTCACAACAGAAAACGGTATTAGGTCTAGCGAACAACCATTATCACAAACAAAATATTACATAGAAGATGAAAGGTTGGCTTTGAATGTGAAAAACATGGAAGTCTATTTAAATATGGGGCAGGGAATTACCTATGATATATGGCAAATGTCCTCAAGGTATGGCTACCCAATACCAAATTCAGGGCTTACGGCCCCATACCCATCGCCGGGACTTAACGATTGGACAGTTATAAACCCAAAACCAAATAAAAAAACATTTGCCGAATTTGCTCAAACATTTTATAATAATTTAATAAATGTAAGAAACAGACAAACAATTTCAGACGGTAAAACGGGAGGATATCCTGCTTTACAATCGATATTTTGGAAATATCTTCAAACAGAAGAAACAGTTAATATTCCTTCTAATAAATTTACCTATCAAAAAATGATTGATTTTACTTTGGGTATAGGTGATTATTGGGTTAGACTTTTAGAACAATTTGTTCCGGCAACGACCATTTGGAATACAGGTCAAAAAATGGACAATTCAATATTCCATAGACAAAAGTTTGTTTGGAGAAGACAAAGAAGTTGTGAAATTATACCATTAGCATGTATTCCTTGTGAATACAACGGAGAACCTTTTCTTTATGATTGTATAGACCAAACAACAACATGTTCATTACCCGTGTTTAATCCTGCAACTGTTTTAAACACTAAAGTTAATGATATAATTAGTTCACAAGGATATACTCCAAATCAATGTAATACAAATACAATTATCTCAACATGGAGTGTCATTGTAAAAATGAAAAATTTACTTACAACTGTTGAGGAGTTATTATTAGATCGAGAATTTTTTACTGGTTACGGTCAGAGCGCTGTAGATATTAATACAGGAATACCTTTAAGTTATTCTGACATTTTAAATTATATAGACAATGAATTAATCTATTTATATGAGGATGGATTGAATTATTATATAAGTGGTGGAGAATTAATTGTCAGTAACACTACTTGTTACGACGATTTCACCAATAAACGACTAATTATTAAAATTGGTCTAGACGTTCAAATTAACTGTGGATAATGGCGTGTATTTCGGGTTATACTAATGATGTTTATTATAGTTATTTCGATTGTTGTGGAAATATACAAACAGGAATCGGGCCACTATATCAACCAGTTTGTGCGGATCAAGCACTTTCAGGATCTGCAGTGGGGGTTTATTTAGAGCCTTTATCTGCTTGTACAGAAGATTGTAATACGGGGCCTTTAAGTTATAATTTCACAACAGTTGGTAATTGTGGTACGGTTTCTGCTGGAACAATAACCGTTAATGTTTATGGTGGTAGTCCTAACTATACTATAGATAACATACTACCTGGTAGTTTGTCTGCTAAAACCTTCGCATCACAAGTATCATATACAGGTTTAACCGGAGGAACTTATGTTTTTAGAATTAATGATAGTCAGGGGTTACAAAATAATGAGATTTATTTTAATGTCATTGTATCGGATTGTTTTGAAACATCATTATATAATGTTAGCGGTACTAATTGTGGGGAAGAAAATGGATCATTCACAGTTAGTGCAAATACTACGGTTTCACCATTCAAAATTATTGTAAATAAAAACGGGTTATTTCATGATTTATATGAGACCAGTTCCTTACCTTTTCTTGTCTCAGGTTTAGACACAGGAATTTATGATGTATTAGTTTATGATTATGGGTTTACAACAGCAAAGACTGAAAACGCGGTAATAAGTGCTAGTACAGGAATTGACTATGGTTTTTGGGTTGTAAATGCTGCAAACTGTGTAACAAACACAGGTAAAGCCGCGGTAACAGGAACAACAGGTGTGGGGCCTTACACGTATTTATGGTCAAACGGACAAACTAGTCAATTGGCCACAGGACTTACTCAGGGTGTTTATAGTGTTCAAGTGACCGATTACTACGGTTGTATAACAGAAAAAGAAGTTTTAATTGGACAAGCATTACCTTTAGGTGTTGGATTAACTACTACTGTAAACCCAAATTGTTCTGCGGGTGATGGTTCTTTTACTGTAAATTTAACAGGAGGAACCGCACCATTTTATTATGAATTAAATAATGGACTTAATGGGTATACCCTATCTAATTCATTTACAGTAAGTAACTTAAACGCGGGAACATACACCGTTTCAATTAGAGATGCTAATTTCTGCCCTTTAAATACTTTAGTGTATTTGGTTCCACAAGGTGGTGTATATAATGTGTCTAATGTGGTAACTAATTCACAATGTAATCAAAATTCGGGATCAATATTAACCACATTTAATGCACCATACGCTGCCAGTTATTCATTAGGATTAACAGGGCAAACAACCAACGAAATAAGAAACGTTAATACACCAAATCAAAATTATACCTTTTCTAATTTACCAAACGATACTTATACTTTAAGGATTATAGGACAAAATGGTACTTGTTCTTATACTGATACTGTGGTCGTTTCTTCACAAGAAAAATTTAGTGTTAATGTCTCTATAACAGGGTCAACTTGCGGATCGCCAAATGGTAAAGCTATAGTAAATGTTGGAACAGGTTATACGAATTGGAATACTAATGGTAAATTAGATTATGTTTTAAGTAATGGGCAACAGGTTTTTGATATACAAACAAACACAATATCATATGATAATTTAATTCCTGGACAATATACTCTAACGGTTACTGATGATAGTAATTGTGCGGTGACAAAAACTTTTTTTATAACTGATGGAGGAGTGCTCAATTCTGTTTTATTATCTAATGATTGTGTTTTAGGTAATGATGGAACTGCTGCTGTAATTATTTTTGACGGAGAACCAACATTTACATATAACTGGTCACCTAATGTTCCTATTTCACAAACAGGATCAACTGTTTCAGGACTTTCAGGTGGGAGTTATTATGTTACGGTAATCGATAGTGATGGTTGTACTAATTATCATAATTTTACAATAAATTGCTCAACAACATTAGTTACAGGACAAACAACTTACGATTTATGTGAATCCAATTTCATAACAAATTATGCTGTTAAAAGGGGTATTAGTGAAATGATTGCTGAGGCTTATTTTGATTTAACTACAGGTTACACTGGTTGTATTTTAAACTCGATAGATTTAACTTGCTCAATAACTATAAATGGAAGTGCGTACACACAAAATTTTATAATAGCTAATGACGCAACATGGAAACAAACAATCGAGTCAATATTATCTACAATACCTCAAGTCGGTAGTTATAATGTTGATTTATTAAATAATAAATTAACAATAAAATCAAATTGTACGTCAGGGCAAATAGACCCTATTGGTGGGTCAGATTTTAAATTGGAGTTAGAAGTTGCGTACAATATAAGTTGTTTAGAAGATATTTCACAAAATATTTGTTTTCGTTTTGAATACGTACCGACTGCGGGAAAATGTAGTATTGGGCATTCGGGTAAGTTTAACGGTAAACCATACTACCAACTAGTGGGAGGGCCTTCATGTAATAACTTATTAAATGTTTATGTTTGGTGGAACCCAACAACAAATAGATGGGAAGCATCAAAAAATGTTTTAGGTAACCCAAATTCATTGGCCTATTTAAACTATCAAGGAACTTATCCAATTTCAGTTATTCCTTGGACAACGACATCCAATTTATTTGCAATGTTTTCATCGACATTAGGGCCTTGTCCTACACCAACTCCGAGTCCAACTCCGAGTCCTACACCAACTCCGAGTCCTACACCAACTCCGAGCCCTACACCAACTCCGAGCCCAACTCCGAGCCCTACTCCTAGTCCTACTACCGTTTATTATACTTGGGTTTCTAATAATAATGCATATTATATTGGAAACTCTACTGGTTGTTACGACACTATAGGTTCATTATTACTATACACATCAACACCAACATTAAGTTTGGGTACGATTCTTTATAGTGATCCTTCATTAACCACATCAATATCGATTAATTATATGGATTGTGCTGGTCAAGGAGGGCCTGCGGGTGGAGCGTGTTACAAAATTATCGAACCATTAATCCCAAGTGGTATAAGAAATAAAATAAGACCACAGGGAAATAGCGGAATACAGCAAATTGATATTTGTTATTAAAATGGCATATTCAATAGACATATCAAATATTGTTGGTGGGACTGCACCGATTACTTTTTATGCTTGTGATGAAAACGGAAATAATTGTACGTTATTAGGTACATCTCCTGGCGTTTACATATTACCTACTTTACTACAAAGTGCAACCACTTTTATGGTAAAATCTATAGATAATACAGGGTGTATTTATTTTAAGTTAATAACTTGTGGAGAGGAAACCTATATTATCCTTACAGAGCTTGGTGAGTTCTTAACTTCAGAAAACGGAGATATCTTAGAGTTTTTCTAAAGTTAATATTTATCTATATGATAATACAAATAACAGGAGACACAGGTGGGGTTGAACCTTACGACATATTTTTATGCGACCCAACAAACACATCATGTTTTTATGTTTCAGGTTTAACTAATATACCTGCAACAGTTGAAATTAATACCGATAATTATTTTCCTGATGAGGTAGTACTATACATTAAAATAATCGATGTTAATGGTTGTACATACACAAAAGAGATTAATTGCGAGGGTCAAAAGGCTTTCCAAGACTTTATTTATTTCAATTTTATGGATGGTGTCGGATATTATTTTCAATAATGAATATTTATAAAATAAAGTATGCCAACATATCAATTACTCACAGATAGATCTTTAGCAGAATCAACAGCAATTACGCTAACGACTTTAATTCATATAGTTACAACTGCCGATACTAGACAAAATTTGGCGGGATCGTCTTACAAGGTACAGTTAGGGCAATTGGTTGGGTTATTTAGTGGGTCTACTTTTAGTGGGTCTACTTTTAGTGGTGGTTCAGGAAATTGTATTGCGGATTTATATGTTAATAATATACACGGATGTGTTTCGGCAATTACTTTTTATGATTCTATTAAATCATCCGGGTCAACAGTAACAAATCAAGAGTTAGCATTTTCGTATGGTATTAGAACATCCGCAACAACAAGTGCTAGTACTGCACTAAATTATGAAACAAGAGCATCGGGGATTGGTTCATTGGCACAAGGGGCAAACACATGGGCATCAAATACCGCTTCACATGCGGAAGGGGCGTATACAATTGCGTCGGGGGTTGGTTCACATGCCGAAGGTGGTTATAATATTGGGTCGACAATTTATTCAGGTGGTACCGCATCGGGTAGAGGTTCGCATGCCGAAGGCGCATTTACAATCGCCAGTGGTGATGGTTCGCATGCCGAAGGAGTCGCTACTTTGGCTTCAGGTAGAGGTTCTCATGCTGAGGGTGGTTATTATGATGGTGGCGTTTTTTCAGGTGGTACCGCAATTGGTAGAAGTTCACATGCTGAGGGTTTATTAACAACATCAGAAGGTACTGGCTCACATTCTGAGGGTAGATCCACATTATCATATGGTGCTGGATCACATGCCGAAGGGTCTGGTACAACATCTTTTGGACAATACTCACATTCTGAAGGTAAAGGAACCTATGCTAGAGGCAACTTCCAAAGTGTTGTCGGGTTTTTTAATTCAACCGGTGATACAACAGAAGGCGCATTCATAATTGGTAATGGTTCTGATAATATCAATAGGAGTAATTTACTATTTGCAGCAGGGAATGAGGTTAATGTTTCAGGAAAAACAAAAACAACAAATTTACAAGTAACGTCAGGAGCAACCGCCGGTTATGTATTAACGGCAATAGACAGTAGTGGAAATACCCAATGGATTGATTTAGGATCGTATAGTAACGAATTAGATCCTGTTTTAACTATTACGGGAGTAACCGCATCCACTCTTAATATTGGTGATAGATTTTTAATTAGTGGAGGAACAGGCATTTGGTCTGGTAAAGATAATCAAATAGCCGAATATACAGGTGCGGGGCCAACCGATTATAGTTATTACATACCTGTTTTAGATGACGTAGTTTTTGTTACAGACACATTAACTACACTTAGATTTAATGGTACATCATGGATATCATGGAGAGGAACGGCAATCCTCCAAAACGGCAATAGTTTAACCACCTCAGTAAATATTGGGTCAAATAATAATAGGAATTTAACATTTAGAACATCAGGACAAACTAGGATGTTGATTTCTGGAAATACTGGAAATGTTTATATTGGAACAGGGACGACCTTACCAATAGACCAAAGATTACTTATTGATGGTAACATAAAAATAGCAGACTCAAGATATTATGGTTATTCAGGGGGGACTGGAACAACAATAACTGGTAGAACATTAAATATATCACATAGTGCCGTAAATACCCATAGTATAGTAGGAGGTCCGAACAATGAAAGTATAACTTTTGGTCCGACAAATAGAATTTTTATTCAAGCGGGTGAAGTACCTATTATTGGGGCTTTATATGTTACACCACCTAGCGGACCTGCTCTTCTTGGTGGAAATAATACTTCTGGTTTTCAAATTTTTAATGCTTTTGCATTACAGGCAAACACAACAAGAAACGGAATTATATTTCAACAAAACATATCTTGGAATGGAGGAACTGGAACTACGTCAACATCTACAATAAATTCAGTAAAAATTAGCCCAACTGCTAATATGGTTACTGGTACAACAAATGGTAATCTTTTTGTGTTGGACCCAACCATAAACTATACAGGAGGAACATTAAATTTAAGAGGACTTTATTATAATCCAACAATTTCTGCAACAACAACAGCATTCACAGAAACCGCAATTGAAACCGTAAGAGGTAATGTATTATTAAATACTTTATCTGGAAATACAGGAATTGGAACTATATTGCCACAAGAAAAATTAGACGTAAGTGGTAAAACAAAAACAATAAATTTACAAGTAACTTCAGGAGCAACTCCTGGTTATGTTTTAACGGCAATAGATAGTAGTGGAAACACTAGTTGGCAATCATTAGTTCCACCATTTATAAATCCCGGAACCGCATCAACAATAAATTGGAATATATCAGGAAGTAGTAATCATTATAAAGTAACATTAACTGCGGCAACAACAACTTTGAATGTTTTAAACGTAAGAGGTGGTGAATATGGGACAATAATTTTAACTCAAGATAGTGTTGGTAGTAGAACAATAACTTTAGGTACAATAAACGGAACGTCAGGATCGGGAAGACATAAAGTTTCAAGTGGAGGATCAGGGGCTGTTTATTTAACAAGTAACCCAAGTGCTATAGATATTTTATCGTTTGTTTATGATGGTGATATATTGTATTGGACAGTTGGAAATGATTATACGTAAAATATGAGAGGAGCATCATTTTTTTCAAGAAATAAGTCACAAGATATTTTTAATGTTAGATTTACTGGAAGTACTTTTCAGTTTGGAAGTAGCTTTGCTGACCTAACAACAAAAAGATTATTAGTGGGTATAAGTGGGTACCCGACTTCTTATAGTGCGGTAACATCAACCGCAACGACAAAAACATATACAATCGCCGGCCTAACATTAGGTGAAAAAATCGCACAAGTTAAAACTTTTAATACTGGCGAAATAGGTATTACGAGTTTCCAAGGGTCTGGATTAATTGGTGATTTAAATTTTACAAAATGGAATAAAATTGAAGCTATTTTTGGTGTTATTGCAACAGATAGTTTGTCTGCGGTTACAAACCCTATTAATTGGTGTGGACAAACAAATTCTAATTATAATTTATCTAATACGTATATATTAGAAAATACTGGTGTTAAAAATCTTGATATTTCCATGTTTAATAGGGTAAGGGATATCACGGTTAAGGGTAATAAATCTTTGACCGCAATAACATTACCTAGTACATATATTGCGGGATCTCCAAGAATCATAGAATTTAGAAATAATAATTTAACAGGACAACTTAATCTTACACCATTCAGTGATAAAATGAATACATCAACATATTCATTTTATTTAGATAGTAACCCACAATTAACAGGAGTTACGTTCCCAAATGTTGGGCCACGAGTTGGTGGTGTTGCGGTTCCTTTATTATGGGTGTATAATACCAATATTACCGGTAATGTTGATTTATCTATGTTATCTGGGTTTCCTGTTAATATCACTTTTGAAAATTGTTCAAATTTAACAGGAGTTACTTTACCTACCTCCACAGCAATTAATTCTGGATCCAATTCTTGTGTCACAAATGGGGTTGCCAACTTTACTTTTGCTGGATGTAATTTACAAGGGATTCTTGATTTAAGTATATTCCCAAATTTAGGTGGTTCTGGTAGTGGAGGCGGAACATTAGATTTAAGATTAAACACAGGATTAACACAAGTTATTCTAACTTCGTCCACCAAAAATTTTGACGAAATACGTATAAATGATTGTGACTTGACTGGAAATTTAAATTTAAGTGGATTAACAGGAAGATTAGGCGGTGCGTTTCAGTTACAAAATAATTCTAATTTAACGGGTGTAACGTTTAGTAGTGGTTGTACTCATTTAGCGTCACTTACTAATAGTTTTTATTTGTATAATTGTAATTTAACTGGCACATTGGATTTAACAACATTAAGTGGATTAGGAGGTTCATTTTTAATTAATCTTAACCCAAACCTAACACAAATTTTACACGGACCATCATCAAGTAGTTTTAGGATTTATTACGCAAGTAATTGTAATTTAACCGGCACTTTAGATTTGAGTCCTTTGTCTGGGTTAAGTGGATCAATACAGATCTATATAAATCCTTCTCTAACTAATATAACATTTCCTACATCTATTGGTACATTTAACAATACAAGTACTTTTGAACCTGATAGTGCATTTGCTTTATATCAGAATGGATTAAATTATGTGGACTTTAAACCATTGTCGGGTGCAACTTTAACTAATAATTCAAAAATAAGGTTACAAAATAACGGAATGACGGCATCAGAAGTTAACCAAATACTTGTTGATTTTAGTGGTAATGCGACATATAACCTATCGGGGTGGGATAATATAAACTTAGACATCGGAGGATCAAACGCCAACCCCGACAATTCTAGTGGTGGATATGATGGATTGGCTGCGGTTTCATTCTTAACTGGTTCACCCCGAAATTGGACAATTACTTATTAGTTATGATTTGGAGATTAATTTATTCGGATAATGAAATAATTGACTTGTTTAAAACGTCAGACATCACAATATCTATACATAATATTTTTGATAGTAATAGTATTGAAGATTGTTACAAAAAAATTGAAGAGTTAAAGTTTGATTATGAACACACAGAAGACGGTTTTGAGTATATAATGTTCAATAATGGAGATAGGACTTACGAGATAAGAACAAAAAAATAACATTCACTTATTTAAGTAATTTCATAATTTTTATTATGAAAATTTTTATTCAAATCGCCTCTTATAGGGATCCAGAACTTATCCCTACCATTAATTCTTGTTTAGAAAATGCTAAATATCCCGAGAATTTAGTATTTGGTATTTGTAATCAATACAACCCAAAAGACGATTTCAACATTGGTGAATTTGAAAATGATAAAAGATTTAAAATTTTAAACATACCATATAGTGAATCAAAAGGAGTTTGTTGGGCTCGTAATCAAGTACAACAACTTTATGATGAAGAGGATTATACCTTACAAATTGATTCCCATATGCGTTTTGAAAAAGATTGGGACGAGACATTAATTGGTATGATAAAGCAACTTCAAGATATAGGAATTCCAAAACCTTTATTAACAGGATATGTTTCATCTTATGACCCAAATAATGATCCCGAAGGTAGAGTTAGAGTTCCTTGGAGAATGGCGTTTGATAAATTCATACCTGAAGGTGCGGTATTTTTTCTTCCCGAAACAATACCAAACTGGGAAGATATTGATTTACCCGTACCTGCAAGATTTTATTCTGCCCATTTTTGTTTTACATTAGGAAGTTTTGCAAAAGAAGTCCAACACAATCCTGACTTTTATTTTCACGGAGAAGAAATATCAATCGCCGTAAGAGCATTCACACATGGGTATGATTTATTTCATCCACATCGTGTTGTTTTATGGCATGAATATACAAGAAATGGTAGAGTAAAACAGTGGGACGATGATAAAGAGTGGTGGAAATTAAATGAAAAATCACATTTATTAAATAGAAGATTATTTGGGATGGACGGAGAACTCCAAGAAGGACATGACGGTAAATATGGGTTAGGTAATTTAAGAACTTTAAGAGATTACGAAAAATATGCAGGATTACTTTTTGAAAAAAGGGCGGTACAAGATTATACGTTACAAAAACATTACCCACCAAACCCAGATTTTAATACAGAACAAGAATGGTTAAATAGTTTTACTAAAAATTTTACACATTGCATAAATTTAGATTTTAATGAATTTAAAGAAGATGATTATGATTTTTGGGCTATTACCTTCCATGATGAAAATGGAAATGAAATGTATAGAAAAGATTGTACCGAACAAGAAATAAAAAATTATTTAAGTGTTAAGTTTATTAATATTTGTAGAAATTTTTTAGTAACAAACAACCCAAAATCATGGTCAGTGTGGGTTCATTCTAAATCTAAAGAATGGATAAAACAATATACTGGAAATATATGATTAAAAACTCAGTAATAGTCACTGCGCTTTTTGATATTGGAAGGGATTTATGGAAAGATTACCAACAGTCCTACGGTACTTACCTTTATTGGATGAATAATATATTAAATATTGATTCTCATTTTATAATTTTTACAGAAGAAAAATTTGTAGAGACTATATTACAAAGTAGAAGAACTATTGACCCAAGTTTAGAAAAAACTAAAATAGTTGTAGAAAAATTTGAAAATTTAAAATCATATAAAAAATATTTTAATAAAATAAAAAATATTATGGATTCTGAAGATTTTCAAAAAAAAATACATTTTAGAGTGCCAGAAATGATTAATCCTGAATATAATACGGTTATATTTAATAAATTTTATTTTATTGAACAAGCAAAAAAAGAAATGGATTATGATCTTTATATTTGGTGCGATGCAGGACTATTAAGAAACGATGATTTTAAAAACCAAAAGTTCCCAAACATAGAAAAAGTAAATAACGGGTTTTCAGACAAAATAACATTTTTTAGTCACGATACCGAGTTTTCAATACATAGTCGAGAAATGCATTTATTGTCTCAATATAGATATATTCACGGAGGTTGTTTTTTTATACCAAAAAAATCTAATTTAAATTTTTTAGTAGAAACTTTTGAAAATTTGATAGAAAATTTTTTAAAAAATGGTTATGTGGGTAGTGAAGAAAAATATTATGATTTTTGCTATGAGGATAATAAAGACACATTTAACATAGTAAAAGCCGATTGGAGGCAATATTTTAGTATATTCCAATAATTTAAACTTCAATAAAATAAACTTTCGATTATTTATATTATAAAGCTAAATATTAGATGGCGGATTTAAAATTCGAAGGTTGTTGTTATTCAGGTTATCAGTATATTACAGATGATACCGATTGGGTTGCCACCGGTGGCACCGCAACAACAGGACTTACCTATCATTTTTTAGGTGACCCTTTAGTACCTAACGGTTGTTACACAATAGTTTCGGCATTCACTTCTGGTTTCAGTTCGACAACTTTTACGCAACTAACAGGAACATACACCCTACAAACAGGTTGTTCAGACACATTATGTTTAACAGGTAATTGTTGTAGTAGTATATTATGTGTTAACATTGCAATCGATTCGTATTCAGGTCTAAATGGTAATTATGTAGTTGCGGGAAATTATAATGATCACCCTTTTTGGACGGGAGGAACTAGTGGGTCTACAATATATTATAATAACATTAATTGGTGTTTATCGACAGGTTTATCATCAAATTGTTTATTTTATGGGACAAACCCAAGTTTTGACGTATGTCCTGATTTTAATAGTACTGTTGTTAATCGAGGGTCTTGTGGGCCCCAACCAACGCCATACGATCCATGTTCCGTGTTAGATTTTGATGTTTTAACTGTTTGTGAAATACCGACACCTACACCATCACCATCACCAACGCCTACCCCAACACCTACACCATCACCAACATCGGTACCCGATATATGCGATGGTTATGTTGTCTCAATATCATTTAGTTCAGTCACAGTTACACCTACACCAACACCTACACCAACTCCTACACCAACTCCTGTAATTTATCCTTATACTATAAATTCAGGTGTTACTTATGTAATTGATAGTGGTAACTTTGAATGTGTTGATTCTAAAGAATTAAAAGATTGTAATAATAATAACCTGTATTATGTTCCTGGACCTATTATATATTCAGGAAATGTTATAAACACAGGAACTACATTCTTCGCATTTATAAATAGTGAGTATAAGTGTGTTAGATTTGAAAGAAGTGTTTCAAATAGCCCAAGAGATTATATTAGTGAAGTATTTTCAACAGCATCAACTTGTAGTAGTTGTATTATTGTGACACCTACACCAAGCCCAACTCCTACACCAAGCCCAACACCTAGTCCTACACCAAGCCCAACACCTGTACCGACATATTTACCTAACACTCAGTTTGTATTCACATCATGTACTAATAATAGTATGATTATTCAATACACACCAGTACCATATAATGTCAATGTTGGATCATTAATAAAAGATGTTTCAGGTAATTGTTATTCTTATGTTGGATATTACGCTAATTATTCACCACCTACGGGTTATATATGGAATGTTATAGAAACTTTTACTGCTAGTACTGCAACAACATATACGACATGTTTAAGTTGTTTAACTCCACCAGTGACGCCTGGACCATCATATAAGACTTGGTATGGTAAGAGTGAATTTACTGTAACGTGTCCTACTTGTGAACTAGTAAATGGTGGTAGTAATTTAACTTTCTATACCTCTTCAGGGGTAACAACGATAGGAGAAAACATTTATGTTTATGAAGACACTAGTTTAGAAACACCAGTACTTTCATCATACATAAAATATAATAATAAAATTTACTCAGTAGATCAAAACGGTAAACTAAGTGAATTTTGCACAGTAAACGGAAATTGTTAAAAATATGGCAACAGTAGTAACATTAGCATCAACAACAGGATCGATTCCATTAGATATATGGTTATGTGATTCATGTGATAGTACGGCAACCTGTGTTTACTATGATACAACAAACATTTTACCATATTCATTTACAGTACCTAGTGAATATGAAACCAATGTTACTTATGCAGTTAAAGTAATTGATAGTAATGGATGTATTTATTGTGAAACACCAACGAGTGAAAATAAATTATTTGAGGATGGAGACATATTTGAGTTTCAAGATGGAGACATATTTGAGTTTCAATAATATTTAAAAAATTAAAAAAATGGCAAGATTAACCGATAAAACCTTAGCGCAGTCAACAGCAATAACCCCTACAACGTTGATACATATTGTAACAACCGCAGATGTTACACAAAACCCTGCTGGTTCATCATATAAAGCACAATTGAGTCAATTGGCAAGTTTATTCACGGGAGGTACTAGTGGTTCTGGTACATCAGGTACAAGCGGTATTAATGGTATTAACGGTACATCAGGAACAAGCGGTATTAACGGTACATCAGGATCTAGTGGTACTTCTGGTGTGGGAGGATTATCAATAAACCCATATAATAATTCAGGTAGTGGATCAACAATCACTTGGAATGTTTCAGGTGTTAGTACTAATTATGAAGCAACATTAACCGCAACAACCACTTTAAATCTTACCGGTGTTAGAAATGGTGATTACGGTACAATAATAATAAAACAAGATAGTATTGGCGGTAGGACATTAACATTGGGTACAGTGAATAGTTTGTCCGCAACACATAGAGTGGCAAATGGGGGAGGGAGTGTAGTGATATTAACATCAACCGCAAATGCCACTGACATTTTAACATTCACATATAATGGTTCTATAATGTATTGGACAGTTGGAAATGATTATACCTAAAAATTAACATATGAGTAGACAACTTTTTACATCAAGAAATAATATTAATGACGTTATAGTTTTTCAAAAGAGCGGGGCAACCAATTCTTTTGACCCTGAAATTACATTTACTTCAGGTACTAGAAGAGTTTCTTGGAGATTATATAATGGTACTGAAACTATACAAAGGCCCGGTAATTCAATCACCTATAGTGGTTTTTCTGCGGACACACAAATAAGAAATATAGAATTAAGGGGTAATAGTTTAAAAAACGTCAGTTTATTTAGATTGTTTGAGGACAATTTATATGGTAGATTAGATATATCAAAAATAACAAATTTAAGTGGAACATTTGATGTACAAGGAAATTCAAATTTAACTGGAATAACTCACGGATCTTCATCACAAAACATTGGTGGATATATTGTTCCACTTTGTAATTTAACTGGAAACTTAAATTTAACACCTTTAAATGATATCGGAGGGGGGATTTATTTTTACAGTAATCCTAATTTAACTGGCGTTACTTTTTCTCCTACAAATATAAACACTACGCCTGTTGGTTTCTTTTATGCGTATGGTTGCGACATACGAGGAAATTGGAATCTACCATTTTCTAAATTAGGTGGAGATTTTAGGGTTCAAGGTAATACAAGATTAACTGGTATTACACACCAACCATCATCTACTTTACTTAATAACTATCTTGCAAGTAGTTGTGATTTAAAGGGTAATTTAAATTTACCATTTTCTAATATGGGTGGTAATTTTAACGTGTCTAGTAATAGTGGATTGACGAGTATAACACATAGTGCAACTTCAAGGACTTTTAGTGGGTGGATTGCTTCAGTGTGTAATTTAACGGGTAATACCGACCTTTCGATGTTATCTGGATTATCTGGTTCATTTCAGATACAACAAAACCCTAATTTAACAGGTATTACATTCACCAATTCAATATCGCCAAGTAACTTTGGAGTATTTTATGCCAACCAATGCGATTTAACCGGTAATTTGAATCTACCATTTTCTGGTTTTGGTGGTGACGTTATAATGCACACTAATCCTAAATTAACAGGGATAACACATACACCTTCATCTGTTATTTTTAGTAGATACTGGGTTTATTCGTGTGGATTAACCGGTAATCATAACCTACCATTTTCTAATTTAGGTGGACAGTTTAGTATGGAAAGTAACCCAAAATTAACAGGAGTAACCCATAGTGCATCTAGTCAGACTTTTACCACGTACAACCTTCAAAACTGTAATATTAAAGGAAATTTAGACGTTTCCATGTTATCTGGTTTAGGTGGTCAGTTTTTAGTAAATAACAACACGGGTCTCACATCTGTGACACATGTAGTATCATCAAATAATTTTACTCTTTATTATGCATATAATTGTAACTTACAAGGGAATCTAAATTTACCTTTTTCTGGTTTAGGTGGTGATATAAGAATTTATAATAATACTGGATTAACATCAGTAACGCATGTAACTTCTAATAGAAATGTGGACGTGTATTATATATATGGTTGTAAATTGACCGGTAACCACAATGTACCATTTACTAACTTAGGTGGACTTTTTGATTTACAAGCAAATACTCTATTAACGGGAATTACCCACGTAAATTCAAGTAGACCAATTCGTACTTATAACGTATTTGAATGTAATATTTTAGGAAATTTAGATTTATCGCCACTGACAGGTTTAGGGGGTACAGGATCAACAAATACCGGAACTATACGTTTATATACTAATTCAGGTATGACTAATGTGACATTACCGGTTACTACAGGGTATTTTAAAAATATTCTTAATTCTGATATAAATTCAGCATTTGCTTTTCATAATTGTGATTTAAATTATGTTGATTTTAAACCGTTTTCTGGCGTAACTATGGTTTCAGGTTCAACAGAAGGGTTACCTAAAATTACATTATATAATAATAATATGATTGCATCTGACGTTAATAGAATATTAGTTGATTTTAGTGGAAATGCAACCACAAATGCCGTTGGGTGGAAAAATGTTAATTTAAATATTGGGGGAACAAACGCAGATCCTGACTCATCAAGTGGTGGTTATAATGGTTTAGCTGCAATATCCTTTTTAACAGGTTCACCCTATAATTGGACAATAACTTATTAATTATGATTTGGAGATTAATATACACAAACACAGAAGCTATCGATTTGTTTGAAACAAATGGAATAACAGCCACACCTTATCAAATTTTTGATACAAACACACAAGAAGAAGGTTTTGATAAAATTGATGAATTAAAAATAACATATTACTACCCTTTAAATGAAAATGAAATATTATTATTTAGTGGAGGGAATAGGACAATTATTAATAAAGAAGAAATTTAATGAGTACATTTAGCGGTAATAGTTGTAACATAATAACACTTTTTCCTATGACGGTTCAGTGTTCAGTGGTGAATGCGTATTCACCATCAACTAGCGACGGTTCTATTTTTTTATTTATAACAGGAGGAACCCCACCATACAGAATTACTTGGGCAAACGGATCTCAAAATCAAAATTTAACAAGTGTTGGTGTCGGTAACTATACCGCAAACGTTGTTGATTATTATGGTGATTTTAGTGCGACAACCACATGTACTGTTGGTAGTACTACCGTTTTGGTTGAAGAGTTTTTTAGTTGTACAGACCCAAGTAATAAGTTATACTATTTAGCAAATTTAAGTTTCCCATACCCAAGTGGTGATACATTTACTTTATCATCACAACAAGGATGTTGGGTAAGTAATGGACAAAAATTGTTTTCAGGACAAAATTATTTTAATTATTCTGCAACAACAACATCAGGGCCATTTGAGGATTGTGTGACGTGTTTACCACAAACACCAGAGTTTGAAAACACTTCAGGACTTTGTTTAAATTATACAATTTATAATTTTGCAACACAACAACCATCTGGTGTTTTACAAACTCAATTTTTTTCTGCAGGAACGTATAACGGTTACCCAAGTTGGACATCCATAACACCACCCCAAAAAATATTTTTTAATACGGCAACAAGTGCTTGGAATATCTCAGGATGGACATACGGTACAGGATTCCCAAGTCTACAACAAACAATTTCACCACCAATAGGTATATGGACTATTGATGGAAATATAGGGTTAATTGATATAACACAAGGAAATTGTTCTCCAGTAATCGGAGCAACAATTCAAAAAACCAATCCTACGTGTGTTGGGTCTTCAAACGGACTAATTAAAGTAAACACAGTATTTGGAGGAACACCACCATACACATATTCTTTAAATAATATAGTTTATCAAAACTCAAATATATTTAATAATTTACCTGTTGGAAATTACGTTATTTACATAAAAGATATAATCGGAAATACCGTAATAAAACAAGCGGTTTTAACACCCCAACAACAAACAACAACATATCAGGTCAATTTATCATTTGTACCGGCAACCCCTCAAACTCAGTTAACGTCAACTTCAACACAAAAAATCGGAAATTGGGTTGTTAATGTCACACCGGCACTACCATCAAATAGGGTGGTAAATATGACCATTTATAATACTACTGAGTTATCAACAGGTAATTCATTATATGCAAATCCTTTATTAACATATTCAAACACAACAGGAACAACAGGAACCGCTTCTTTTAATTCCTCAAGTGTACAAACTACCACTAATTCATTTACAAATACTGTTTCTTGCCATCCTTTATATAAAACAACTGGAGTGACTAGAACTTACCAAGTTAGTATATCAGGAACAGGTCAAGCCACCGGAACAATACTTCAAAAAGTTACAGTTTCAAACCAAAGTGTTGGTTGTACAAATAAAGGTGAAATAAAAGATACTATATCTATAGCAAATATTACGTTAGTAAATCAACAACCTTGCGAGTCAATAACTACAAACGTTACACCAATTACGTTTACAACAACAAAAACCAGTAGCGTTGGTTATTACTACTCAGGGGGAGGAATAGGACTTGGAAATTTAGGATGATAGAAAGAGCAATATATAGTTTATGGACAAAACCAATGAATGATGAATTCACCGGTTTTAATACGGAGCAAAGTTTAATGGAGTGTTTTTCATTATCGGTTAATTACTCAAAAAAATGGTTTAAAGAGGTTCATTTAATTACCGATTTAAAAGGTAAAGAATTAGTTGAAGATTATAATTTAAGTTTTGACCATATAAATACAGATTTAGAAGAGGTTTTAAGTGATGTTGATAAAAAAAATTGGGCGATAGGTAAACTATATTCCATGAAAATTCAAGACAAACCATTTTTACATATAGATAACGACGTTATACTTTTTAAAAAATTACCTGACGAAATGTTAAAGAAGGAAATTTTATTTCAGTGTTCAGAAAAAGAAGTTTATCCTTATTATAGAGATTTATTAGATTTTGATGAAATTAATTTTAAAGATAAACCATCTTGGTATAATACAAAAAAAGTTGAGGCATATAATTGTGGTATTGTTGGAATGAATAGATTGGATTTATTAGAAGAATGGTGGGAAAGTGCTTTATCACATATTGAGTATTTGAAAAAAATTGGTGGTTATGGTGATATAAGACAAACACCATGTTTAGTTTTTGAACAACAATATGTTGGTTGTTTAGTTGAACATTATGGTTATGATATTGGAATGTTATCGGATTATTCAGAAAACAAACATTGGGTTGAAGATGATATTGCGGAAAAACTTGGATACACACACCTTATTTCTGATTGTAAAAGAGACCCAAAAGTTGAAAAAAAAATTAAAGATAAGTTAAAAAAAGAAGGGATAGTGGTTAAAAAAAATAACAAAGAGTTGAATATTTATTAAAAGATGTCTTATATAATTAAAAATACAAGTGGAATAATTAATACAATTTTAACTGACGCTGCAAGAAAAAAAATATCACAAGGTAAATTTAATATTGCGTATTTTCAGGTAGGTGATAGTGAAGTTAGTTACAATACTATCACAAATCAAAACTATAATGATTTAAATGTATTAATGCCACAATACAATGCGGATAATAATACACCAATACCTGAATTTAATCGACTTAATATAAAATACCCATTCTTTGTTGATTCAACATCAGGATCGACTTTTGGTATTCCGTTTGACAGTTCATATGTGGATAATATATATAACTCTGCAGCACCAAGAGGTTTTTTTACAGGAAATACTTTATACACCACATCGGCTTATACAATAAATCCTAATTTTATTATAAATAATAGTAATCTAAATTCAGGAAATACGATTGTATTATCGGCAAATACTATTGATGCAAGTGCTTCAGGAACAGTTACTTCAGGTATGTTTGTTACATTATTTACAAACAATAGTATTTCACCACTTAGTGGAAACTCACCTATTTTTACATATAAAGTCATTGGAATTACAGGAGACACTAGTAGTGCTACAACTGTAACATTACAACTAGATAGAAATTTACCTAATTTTTCATCTATAGGTTATAGTGGAACATCTAGATTTATATTCTACCCATCTAAAATGACTGATTTATATGATTCAGTAACACCACAACCATTTTGGGCGACAAACGTGTTTAATTTTGAAACAAATTGTGATGTATCACAAACAGATGTTAAAGTTTGGAATATGAATAGTCCGTGGACTGAATCACCGGCAGGAGTTTTCAACACAGTAAATCAAGATTATAATAATTATTCTGCAGCAACTTATGTTGGGACAAAAGAATATTTAGGTTACGGAAACGATAATGGTCAAATAGATACTGGTTCTGTTTATTTTAATAATTCACTAGGTGAAAAAATTACTTTGAATCCGTCAGACCAAAAAACAATAGCAATTGTTCACTACACAAATCAATCAATAGATAATTTCTATGGTGAAAAATTTGCTCAACAAGAATACGACCCAGCAAATCCGTGAGTATTTTTATACGGATCCTAGCGGATTTACTGTTGATTTATTTCAAACACAATATATTAAATCTAAAAAAAGTGCGGATTTTAATAAACCAGGTATTAGATACTATTATCTATGGGATACATATGTTACCGCATCAGGATACCCAAATAGAGTAGGAAAGGTTTTTCCTGATTTAAAAATGGTTGTATTTGATGATGAAGAGATAGTTGCGGCAATGAATAACAAATCTAATAGGTCATGGACACTTCCAGCACCAAAAGTAGGTCAAATCATACCAAACGCTTGTGATGGAATTTTAGGTGACGATGAAGGTGTTTTAAGTGCCGAAACTCAGTCAGTTTTTGTAACATATAGATTTAATAATAGTGCCTTTACAAACTCATTACATTGTAATTATTATACAAAACTGACACCACAAAGAATAGATCCAACACAAAATACATATAACTTCTTTTTGAAATTTGGAAATGAATTTAAATTTTTAAATTATCAAAATACTGTAATACCTTCAGGGTTTACTGCTAATGAAATGAAAGTATTAGCTCAAATTGTTCAAAGCGGAACGACAAGACCTGATCCTACATTATGGAGAGAAATTGATGTTATGGGTCAGTTATCTGCAAAAACATCAAATAATTATCTAACGGTTAGTGGTTTAACAGGGACAACAATACAAATAACAAAAGATATGTATGATAATGCACCTGTTTATGATTTATATGATTATATTGATTTACCTACTTTAAATCAAACAGGAGAAACATTCAAATCCAACTTGGGATGGTGTCACAAAACCATATATTACTGAAGTTGCACTTTACAATGATGAAAGAGAACTTATGGTTATTTCTAAGGTACAATCACCACAAAAAAGACAAGGTATACAACAGTACCCAATTAAGTTAGATTTTTAATATTTTATGGCAAAAACAGATTTAAAAAATTCACCAAAAGTGTTAGGCTTAGACATATCAACGAAAACAACAGGTTGGAGTTTGTTTGATATTAAAACGCAGGAGCTATTAGAATTAACACATTTTTCACCTGTTGTAAAACCAAAAGTGGAAGACAAAATAGAAGAACTTTTAATAAAGGTTTCTATGTTTGAAGAAAAGTTGCAAAATTATAAAAACTTAGGAATTACAAAAGTTGTGATCGAAGAACCATTACTTAATTCAAACAACGTTTGGACGGTTGGAACCTTATTAAGGTATAACTCTATGATTACAAAGTCAATTTATGATATTTTAGGTATTGTTCCATCATTTATATCAACATATAATTCAAGAAAATTTGCTTGGCCTGATTTTGTTAAAGAAAATGATAAAGGTAAATTTGTTCTTTTTGGTGGTTTACCAAAAGATGTCGATAAAAAAGAACTTATTTGGAAAAAAGTCTCAGACAAAGAACCACAAATTACTTGGCATTATACAAAAAATAATACTTTGATTTTTTTAAAATGTGATATATTTATATGTAAATAATAAAAAAAAATAGAAAAATATGAAAAGAATTATAAGACTTACTGAATCAGATATTACAAGAATTGTAAAAAGAGTAATTAAAGAAAATAATGAGACATTACCTTTAGGTGTTAAATTAATAACACCACAAGGTATAGGAACTGATTTACAATTTGTAAAAGATAGATATGGATTTGATGCCATCGGTTTGAATATTTGTGAATTTTTCCAAGTTAGAAAACAAGGGGGAGGAAAAGATGTTTATAAAACAAAAATACAGTTGACTAATAAGTCTAATAAAGGAATTTATATAGTTGATGCGGATATTAATTCTATTGACTTAGACATTTATCCTCAAGTAGATAATAAATTAATAGGGCCTGGACAACAAATTTCTTTCAATGTTGAAATCACACCGGCATCTTTGGATGATGAAAGTGTAAGCTTTAATATATCATACAAATTTGCAGGAGAAACGGCAACCGGTTCAGGTTTGAAAAGAGAAATACTAACATTTGATATCAAAAATAATATAAGTGAGTGTGCATCAGATGCAACTAACGAATCTTACAGAAGAAGATATAGAAGATATTAAAAATTAAATTTAAACATATTAAACCCACCCCAAAAAGGTGGGTTTTTTGTTGTTTGACTATTCATCCTTATTTATTATCTTTTATGTATGAAAGAAGAGTCACTATTAGTTGACCTTATTGAAAATATTTTTGGTGAACCTAAAAACGTAAATGAATATAGTGGTCAAATATCTGTTGACTGTCCCGTTTGTTCCTATGAGATAAAAGGCCTATCAAAAACCGATGGTAAGGGAAATTTAGAAATAAATTATTTTAATCATATCTATAAATGTTGGAGTTGTTCTGAAACTCACGACACTCACGGACATTTAGGTAGACTAATTGAACAATTTGGTTCAAAAAAAGACAAAAAAACCTATAACCTCATCAGACCGGATAAGGTAGAAAAAAAACAAAAAGAATATAAAAAACTAGAACTACCAAAAGAGTATAAAAGGTTTGAAGAAATACACCCCTTACATTTACCAAGAAAAGAGGCTTGGAACTATCTTAAAAAAAGAGGAATAACACAAGAAACAATAGATAAGTATAAAATTGGTCTATGCATTGAAGGAGAATATGCTGGTCGTATTATTGTCCCATCATTTAATAAAAAAGGTGAATTAAACTTTTTTGTTTCAAGATCATGGAACCCAAGAGCAAAGTTAAAATACAAAAACCCTGAAGCTGCTAAGGACTTTCTTATTTTTAATGAGAGCTTGATTGATTGGAAAAAAGACATTTATTTAGTTGAGGGTGTTTTTGATTCATTCTTTTTAGATAATTCAATAGCGTTACTTGGAAAGTACGTGAATGATAACTTATGGGAAAAATTATACGAAAAGGCAAAAAAAGATATAATAGTTTGTTTGGATGGAGATGCTTTCACCGACGCCAAAAATATATATGACAAACTAAATGGAGGTTCTTTATATGGTAGAGTAAAACTAATGAAACTACCAAAAGATAAAGATGTTTGTGATCTTAGAGGTCAAATAAACGAATACATGATACAAGAAAAAGAATGAATTTAAAAGAAGTTGCAAAAGAAATACGAGATATCTTATCAAGAAGACAAAAAGAGTTAGATTTAACTTTTGAAGAAGAAAAACATAGATACACCATGAAAGATGTTGATGGAACAATCAGAGATGATTTTCCGTCCGTATCAAAAGTAATGAAGTTATTTTATGATGATTTCCCAACTGAGGAAGCTGCGAGAAATAAAGCAAAAGGTGATCCATATGTGATGCAAACATTGTTGGCGGAATGGGAAGAAGCCGGTAAAACATCAACAAATATGGGAAGTAGAGTTCATTATGAATTGGAAATTGAAACAATCAAACGACACGGAATCAAAAAAGAGGTGAGACAACCACTTTATGAATGTGATATGGAAATGATAATGAAGGGTGATCGGATGATAAAGGCAGGATATAAGTTTTTGAAACTAATGGAAGAACGTGGGGCGGTTTTATTAGATACGGAAATTGTGTTGGGTGACCCTGAACTTGGGTTTACAGGACAACCCGATAAGGTGTGGATTATGTTTAATAAACAAAGAACGGGGTTTGGTATTGTTATTACTGATTGGAAAACAAACAAAAAGAAAAACATGGAGTCTAATGACTACACAAAACCAATGAGGGAACCGTTTAAATTTTTACCAAATAATGCTCTTGGGCATTATAACACGCAATTACCTTTATATGGTAAGTTATTAATAAAAATGTTGGAAGGTAGTAAATATGAAAACATACCATTTTATGGTTGTGTTATTGTTCATTTAACTGAAGAACAAGAATTTACTGAATATAAAGTTGATAGAAAAGTAATTGACACAATACTAAAAATGGACATAAAAGAACGTTTGACAAACTAAACAAAATAAATTATATTATAGTATGAAACCAGAAATCACAATTGCTTGGTGGTACAACACCACTTGGGACAAAGAAGTAGGAAAAATAAACGTAAATTATATTATAAAATAATGGATGAAATCATAAAACCAAAAATCAATCTAAGAGATCAACCGACTATTGAATGTGAAAAGTGCAAATCAACATATTTCAAAGAAGTTGTTATATTAAAAAGAGTACCAAAACTATTAACAGGTAGTCCTGAAGATACTATTGTACCGTTTCCGACTTACATGTGTAATGAGTGTGGAAATGTAAATGAAGACTTTAAATTATTTGACAAGTAATGGAAATAGGTAGAATGACAATAAGTGAAGCATATCCACACCTTAAAGTGATTGCACATGCTTATGGATTAAAATTAAACATAGCAAAAGATTTTAAGTTCGCTAGGATTATTTTAGCAAATCTTTATAATAGAGAATTAAATTAAAAAAAATGGGAAAAAAATTAGTATGGTTTGAATCTTACACAACAATTTGTAAATATTCTACCGAGTTAACAGATGAAGAAGCAAAACTTTTTGAAGAAGATGAAGAAAAGTTTTATGAAGAAGTTGATTTCAGAGGAGATCAAGAATTGGAGTGGGATAAGATAGTTGAAAAAATGCAAGAAGTTAAAGACGTTGATCCATTTTTTTCAAACCCAAAAATTAATGTACCTAGATTTGAACCAGTACCAATTCCTTCAAACCCATTTAAAGATGATGGGTATGATGATTTAGGAATACCACCAAAAATTGTAATGTAATGATTAAGAAACTTGTACACTTTTCTGATTTACATATCAGACTATTTAAAGATCACGACCTTTACCGGTCAATACTTGAAGATGCTATTAATCAGTGGAAAGAAACTAAACCTGATAGAATTGTCTTCACCGGTGACCTTGTCCACTCTAAAAACCAAATGACACCGGAACTTATTGAAATGGTTAGTTGGATTTTAAAAGAATGTTCATATATTGCAAAAACAATAATAATTCCAGGTAATCACGACTTTTTAGTGAATAATATTGATAGGTTAGACGCATTATCTCCGATTATTGAATCATTAAATAACAATAATATTGTCTATTATAAAGACAGGGGTGTTTATGAAGATGAAAATGTTAGTTGGTGTGTATATTCGCAGTATCAAGGAAATATTCCTCCTGACATTTCAGAAGCAAAGGGTATAAAAGTAGGATTATTTCATGGACCAATACAAGGTATGACTACGGACTTAGGTTACGACTTTGGAGACCATGCGTATGATGTTGAAAAGTTTGATGGTTTAGATATTGTGTTATGTGGTGATATTCATAAAAGACAAGAGTTTAGCTTTAAAACCGGTAAGGGATATATGATTGGATCACCAATTCAACAGAACATTGGTGAAAGTATCAGAAACCACGGTTTCGGAACTTATGATTTCGGAACTAAAGAATATATCTATACAGACCTTGAAAATCCAAAACCATTTTTAAAGTTTTCCATAAAATCATTTGAAGATATTGAAAATGGATCAGAAGTACTCAGAAACATTTAATAAAAAAATAATGCAGGCGGTGTCTACATATTGTAAACTTAATAATATTGAAGATATTGATGGGTTTATAGAAAAGTGTTTTCAGTCAGGCTTTAATATTGAGAAATACGGACTTTTAGGGAAAACACTTAATGAAGATAAAAAAGACTTAAAAATAAGTGATGTTGAAGAAAAACAGTTAATAAAGGAAGTTATTGTTGAGAAAAGAGTGGAAGTACCGGTTGAAGTAATAAAGGAAGTTGAAAAAATTGTTGAAGTCATCAAAGAGGTTCCTGTAGAAAAGATCGTCACAAAAATAGAATATATTAGTGACATGACAGGTGAAGCTGAAATGACAGAAAAAATTTTACACTTAAACAAAGAATTAGAATCAGAAAGGAAAATATTTTCCACTAAGACAGAAGAAATGGAAAATAATTTCCATTATGAAATGTCTAAAAAAGAAAGTGAGTTAGACGAACTTAGACGTAATTTAGACATTAAACAAGATGACAACAAACTAAAAATGTTGCAAACAACAATTCAAAACCTTACTTCAGAGGTTAGAGAATTAAAAAAGAAAAATGAAGAATTAAATAAAAAACTGTTAGAACAACCAAAACAAGTTGGCGACATTCCCGCCAGGTTCCATGGAAGTTCTAACCTAAACGATGATTTATATAAATAATATGGAAATTTTAGTATGGTTTATTCTTAGTTATGGGCTAATGAATATTATGGTCTACGGATCAATCTTTCAGGGATTAAGAGGGTTTTTTAGAGAGTGGGGTGAAAATAAACAGTTACCTTTAAGTTTTTTGGGTGAGTTTATTTCTGGTATACTTTCTTGCCCTATGTGTTTTTCAACATGGGGAGGATTTGTTTTATCCTTGTTGATATTCTCGCCAACAAATGTTATGTTTAATACATCTGAATGGTATTCGTGGTTTTTTGATGGTATTTTATCATCAGGTGCCGTTTGGGGGATAAACGCAATAGTTGAATGGTTTGAACAAAATAGACCAAGTAATAACAACTAATAACAACTAATAATGACTAATAATAAGTAATAATGGGAAAAGCCGCAAAAGAACACAGAAAAAAAGTAGCAAAAAGAAATGCTAATTTAAAACAAAGAGAGAAATTAATTCAAAAAGTTTGGCAAGAAACTTTTGAAGAAAAAATGAACGAAATGAAAGAAAAATTTGCAGCAATGTCAGGTAATTCAATGTCAGGTTTAACAGAGTTTATAGATAATGCGATCGAAGAAAACATACAAGAAGAATCCGAATCAACTGAACCTGTTTCAGGAGAACAAACCATTTAATTATAATATAATGACTAAAGACTTAGATTTTTCAAAGTTTGATAACCCAACTATTCAAGTGGTATGGGAAGATTATAATGAAAATTTTACACAAGACAAAATCAAAAGTGTTAAACATTACTTTCAAAAAAAGTATAACACAACAAACGTCAATGTAATAACAAAGGCTAAAGTAGAAAAAGAAGAGGGAGAACAAACGGTAGATGTGTCTGTGAATATCATGGACACAAACTACCAAATCGAATTACTTAGACAGTTTCTAACAAGTAAAAACTACGACAAGCATTTGGATGAAATTTTGAACCATAATAAGATGGTTGAAAATAAAATGCAAGAAACCGAAACAGAAACTGCGGTATTTAAAAAATGGTTTATTAAAAATATTGAGTTTTCTAACTTTCTGTCATACGGTGAAAATCAAAAAGTAGATTTTGAAAAAACAGGAGGACTAACAGTTATTGAATCAAACCCACCAAACTTTGGTGGTAAAACCGTCTTGTCTGTTGATCTATTA